TCAATAGGCTCAATGCCCCCTGTAGTGTAGTGGGGAGGTGTGTTAATTAGGTCGAAGGTGGGTTCAATTTTAGTCATGGTTAAATGCCTTTCTTGATAGTTAAATGATGATAGGTGGTTCCCAAAGAACTGGCGCACCGTCCCATAAGTCTGAAGTTAAAATACGAGCCATACGTGCGTTTAGCACCGCCTCTTCAGCGTTGCCTTTGTAGGCTTTCAACACCCCTTCCCAAAGGGATTCAGGACTGCCTCTATGCTTCTCAATGATCTTACGAGCAGTGACCTCACCCACGCCTTTAACACCGTAGTAGCCATCAGTGGGGTCGCCTTTGAGTGCTTGGGTGATGAAGTGTTCGTGAGCTTCTTCAGGAGTGATATGAACTACCTCACCATCTTTCCAAATACGAGCATCAGGTATGGTCAACATATCTTTATCGTCTGAAACAATGAGGTACTTATCTGGGTCTTGTGTTGCAAGAATCCCCATCACGTCATCGGCTTCAATGTTGTCGAGAATGATGTGGTTATATTCTTCTTTACAGAAGTCTAGTAAAGGGGCAAGACAGAGAGGTCTGCGAGTAGCCTTACGGTTTGCTTTGTAGAGTGGGTTGATATCTTTGCGGTAGTTGGTAGGACTAGAGATAGCCACTACTACTTCCTTCAATCCTGTGGCTTTTTTGATACCTTCGACCTGAGAGACAAAAGCCTTATTGCAATCATCTTCATGGCAGTGGAGAGTCCATAGACCATCACCCCAATGGATTGGTTTTTCTAGTGCCGCAGCTATACGGTACGCAATTAGATCACCATCAAGAAGGAGTGTTGTCCTCCTTTTCTTTAATTCTAAATTCAAGTTCATTGTTTAGAGCCTCCAGTTCAATTGAGCCAGCTACGTAGTCCAAGTAGCCCTGCACAATGAAGTTATATGCAAGTGAGATTGAGACAGTGAAGAAGCTCAATGTGATAAAACCAAGCATGATGTTATTAAACATAAGCCTCCTTTTAATGAATAAGCTTAAGGTGCTTACGCTTCTCCACACGCTCTTCTTCCTCGGCTAAAGAGTCTGCGAGTTGTAAGTAGTAAGTGTAGGTTTCACTGTCTTGAGTGATATCCGTCACCGCCGCATAGATTGCAGCAGTAAGGGCGCTTTGCTCTTCTGTTGCTTTCCCGTCACATTCCCCTCGGAAGCGTACTGAAGAGCAGTCGCTTTCCAAGGTGATGATCAGAGACATACGTCCTGTGTCCATCTTATAATCCTTCTTTGTTGAATGTTTTAATCCACATTTTTACCACCCCAGAGCGGCAGATATCTTCCTCGCCAAACTCAATTACAGGGATGGGGAGGCTGTACTTTCGGGCCAGCTTAACGACCATTGAGAGTCCTGAAGATTCTTTAATGTCCTGCTGTTTAATGTCACCATTAATAACAATCCTAGAATCCGCACCTGTGCGAGTAAGGAACATTTTCATCTCCCCTTGTGTGGTGTTCTGTGCTTCATCTAAGATAATCATAGAGTTGTCAAAGGTACGCCCACGCATGACCTCAAGAGGTACAATCTCTATCTGTCCACGCTTCTCGTAAATCTCATACGCAGCCACACCTACACGGTTACGTATAACCTCAGTGAAGGGGGCTACCCATGGTTCGATCTTCTCAGCCATTGAACCCTTAAAGAATCCCAGAGACTTGCCAGCCGCTACGTTAGGGCGTGTAATAACGATCTTCTTGATCTTGTTAGTACGCAGCAAGTCAGCAGCAATTGTTCCAGCAATGAAGGTTTTACCTGTTCCTGCACAGCCAATTGATATGGTCTGTTGTCGGGTCATTATGGAAGCTATGTAGTCTGCCTGATTGTCAGACTTAGGCCGTAGTGGTGGAACTTTACGTTCTTCCTTGAACTTCTCTTTTACTGCGGGTTGCTGCTCATTGCGATTCTTACGTTTCTTCTCTGAGCGTCTTAGCATCTTTGCCATTTGTTGTTCCTTCTTATAGGGCGTCTAGGAGTGCTTTGGGGTAAAAAGATTCAGGGAACTTAAACCATTCACCTTGTCTCTTAAGGCATACAGGTTCAAGCATGTCGTGCGCTACTTTCTCAAGTGCGTGTCGGTTGGTTGTTTCCATGGAATACTCCAGCGAGTAATTGCGGAAGGGGTCGCCTGTTTGGTAGGCACGACAGCGTTCTTTCTCTACTGTTGCTTTACCTACTTTGAACCATTGAGGCCACGCTGGATTACTAATCACGTACACGTAACCTGCTGTGGTTTTAACTGTTGTTTCTAACTTATCAATTCCCACCTCTTCCCAAGAGCTATATGAACCTGCTTGGTGAAGGGGATGATCTTTCGCAATGTACCTTCCTGCAACAAACATACGTTGTGGATTTTTTGTTTCTGCATACGCCCGACAACATGTTTTGCACATGTGGTTGTGTTGCTCCTTCCAACTCGGATACCAGTTAAAATCATTGAGGGTTACATCACATTTAGTACATAGTTTATCAGTGGGTGTCTGCCCAGCTTTTTCCAATGTTGTATTCTGCATCGAGTCTGATTCCAAAGTTATAATATGTTCCTGTTAGACGCATTGCTTGTTGGGCCAAGGCCCCGAACACGTCACCTGTTCCTTCTTTTACTAAGACCTGAATTTCATCGTGTACCCAAGCGCACTGCTGGAACTCGACACCGTGAGTGAAGCCCTTCTCCTTACATAATTGATGAAAGATAACTACCCATCGTTTCGCTAAAATTGCCCCACAAGATTGCAATAAAGTATTTAATGAGGCGTGTTGGTGTCTCACTGGAATAACCCTTTGGTCTAGTCCTACCACGCTGCCTTTCTTTGCTTGTTCCTTTACAGCGTCTTGAAGATTCTTAAGTGCAGGTAAGGCTTTCAGAAACTTAGTCTTTAATCGGCTACCTTCCTTAGCACCCTTGCCCACAATCTCACCGATCTTTGCGCTACCTCCGCCATACAGCCAGCAGTACACGAAAGATTTTGATTGCGACCTCGTAGCCAAACCTGCCGCTTCTTGGTTGGCTGTGTGAATGTCACCATCAAGAATTACCTTGCCATATGCCCCTTCATCCCACTCAGCCATGTAGGAGGCAAGTGCCCGTAATTCAATCCCAGATTGGTCGGAGCCAAGCAGCTCCCATCCTTTAGGTGCATAGAACAACTCGCGGCATTCCTTGCCATATTCCGCACGATCACTAGGGACTTGCTGGACATTAGGGCGACTCGCTGTTGCGCGTCCTGTCACAGCGCCTAATGTGTTTGTGGAGTAGTGGATGCGTCCGTTCTTTGAGAGCTTGAGCCAGCCGTTCTTACCTTCTGCTAACTGACCTATACGTTTAACGAGCATCAGGTATTCCAAAAGCAACTTAGCTTCAGGGATAGTGTCCTCAATCTCTTTTAACGCGGGTTCGTTGACAATGACTTGGCCCGACTCTGTGAAAGCTGTGGGCTTCCACCCTCTGCGTTGAAGCCTGTCTGCGATCTGTTGACGTGAACTAGGGTTGAAGGGGAGTACCTTAGTTTTTGTCTTCAGTTTAATCACATTCGGCTCAAACGCATCCACCATAAGTTGCTTGAGTTCGTTTCTTCTAGCAGAGAGCTTGGCGTATAAAGCAGCCGCCTTTTCTTCATGGAAGGGAAACCCAAACTGTTCTTGTTCTAAGCAAATCCTGTGAATCTCATGCTCTAAATCCATAGCGTCTTGAGAGTATTTTTCAGCATTAATCTTGTCGTGAAGTTTGACGTTGACCAGTACATCCTGAACGCAGTATTCAAGCATCTCTTTCGAGTAGTGCTCCCAATCCGCATTGACACCGTAGTCACCCTTGAGGCATTTGAGGCGATAACCCCAAGCTTCCAAAGAATGCCTACCGCGAAGCTTCGGGGGTAAGGTTTGATTCTTTGCTGCGTCAATCTCTCCTATGTTCCCCCAGATCAAACGGCACTGAATTAACGTATCTGTTGTTACAGCACTAGTGTTCCAAGTAGGATAAAGCTTTTTAATAACTGCGAGGTCGTACCCCATAATATTATGACCGATCAACTCTTCAGCATCTGCTAACAACTGAAGCCCTTCGTTGATGTTTCCTGCTTTTGTACTGAACTTATGCAACTTACGTGTGGTCAAGTTAGCTGCAACAATGCAGTGAATCTTTGTTACCTGATCTAATAGACCGTTGGTTTCAAGGTCAAATATGTAACGCATGGTAGTATCCTCTCGCTGGAGTGATTAGTTGTTGAAAGCTTCGGCACCGTGAATGACTTGAGCATCAGGGTCTACACCCTGAATCATACGGCCTGTTGCTTCATCGAAGAGTAAGAAGTCGGCCTTACCTGTCCGTCCTGTGTACCTACATTTTAGAACTGTGAGTGTTGACGTGTTACGCGCCCTGTCATCTTCCTCCTGTTGGTTTCTTGAGATTGCGTAGACATTATTAGATAACTGCTTGATTGAGCCTGAACCACGAAGGTCATCTGAGCTAGGTACATAACCTTCCTCAAACGATCTACCTTGTGGGGCTTTCTTTAAGTGGCTGATCAATCCTATGTACACACCGAGTTCTTGAGTGAGCATCTTCAAATTGTGCATGATTGAATCAATCGCTCTACGCTCGTCCTGCTGATCTTCCCCTAAGTCAGAAACCAAGATTGAGAGGTGGTCAATCCATATCACCTTGCACCCAAGCGCGGTAGCAAAGTAACGGACTTTGTTGTAGAGCTGCTTTTCATCAAGAGAGCCAAAGGCATCGTAGATATTTAAGCGGCTGTTACCGTCCTTATCAACAGCACCAAAGGTTTCATCGAAGCCTCGCCAGTAGTCTTCCTCAGGTACGAACTCCCTCACATCAGGAAGATTCAAACGCTTGCCTAAGTGAATGCCGATTAAACCTTCTGCTGTATCTTCAAGAGGTTCCTCAAGGTGAATCAACGCTTGGTTAAGGTCGGTAGTCTGCATGAAATGATGTTGGAATTGTTTGATTAAAGTCGTCTTGCCCATACCACTGCCAGACGTAAATACATCAAGTTCTCCAATTCGTATGCCATAGGACTTCTGATTCATTCCTTCCATAAACTCAGGCCAAGGGTAGCTCTGAACTTCAGGCCGATCTTCAAGACGCTTACGTAACTCCGAGCCACTTACGATACCCGCAGGGGTATAAGGTGTGGACGCCCAGATAGCTTTCGTCATCTCTTCGACCCTGCCTTTGACAAGCATCTCTGAGGCATCTTTTAGGGGAAGGTATGTAATGCAAGCTTTTCGAGGCGGTAGTAATTCAGCCACCTTTTGAGCAGCATTTTGACCTGCTTCGTCCATATCAAAGGCTATGTTCACACGGTCCCATTGAAGCAACCACTCCAAGTTATTCAAGCAACTTCTGACTGCCCCTTGCGCACCCGTAGGTACGCTTACGACACCCCATTTGTTGTTGAAACAACCTTGGCTGACCGAAAGTGCATCGACTTCGCCCTCAACGATAGTCAGCATCTTACCGCCGCTAGGCCACAACCATTGACCATATAGCGGGATGTTCTTAGTGTCACCTAGAAACTTAAAGGACTTGTCGGGGAACCTTAACTTCTGTGCAATGGTCACGCCCTTGCTGTCTTTGTAATTTGCACATTGAACAATTGTGCCGTGGTAATCAGACTTCGTGTAGTCCCAAAATGCACATGTGTCTGCGTCAAGTTTGCGCTTCTTGAGATAAACATGTTCACCTTTTGCGATTAGACCTGTCTGCATTGGTACTGCCTCCTTGGTTGTGTGTTCAACGTCTTCTGGCACGTTGGCGTCACATGCGAAACAATGGCCCCAGCCGTTGCTGTAGACGTGGTACGCATCCGAGCTGGTGCATTTGGGGCAAGGTAGTTTTCCCCTTACGAGCCACGAATCGCCTTGATCTGATCCATCCATTCTGTTACCTCAAAGACAGGGCAGCTTTTTTTAGGGTCCAAGTCGTGATGACCGACCACTGCTGCGTTAGGGTAGATTTTTGTGAGTACATCAACGAGGGAATCTAAGGTATCCCACTGCTGTTGTGTGTAGTTAGCATCGGGGTCGCCATCAGAATCAATACCCCCAACCATGCAAATTGACACAGAGTTGTGATTAAACCCGCGTGTGTGCGCCCCCACCTGCTGTAAGGCACGTCCAGTTTCAATGATACCGTTACGCCTAACTATGAAAGTGTAGCCACACCCAAGCCAGCCGTTTCGCTTGTGCCATTGGTCAATCTCACGTAGACCAATGTCCATGTCAGGTTTGGTGGCGGCACAGTGAATGACTATATAATCTGTACGCTCTCTAGTTTTCACTTAATTGTTTCCTCACGTAGCCACTCTTCAGGCACACGCCCCTCGCAATATGCAAAGTTATACTTCTCTGCCCACTGCTGGTTCGTGAACCTTTTAGATTGAACTTTTGTGTTTAGGTTTTGGAATAAGAATCGAAATTCCTTGTCGGGGTACTGGCTCTGTAACAAGCGCATTTTGCGACAGTCTTCATTTCTGAAGAATCCCTTGGCTTCAATGTAGATGCCATTGGGAAGCTGAAAGTCAGGTAGATATTTCCTCTCGACCACATACGGAATACGTTCATGTTCGTATTGGAAGTCTACCTTTCTCTTCTCTAAGTCCAAGGCCACCTTCTCTTCAAGGCCACTTCGGAACTTACGCTTAGAAGTCTTCGTCTTCTTCTTCGCTGAAGTCACCGTCACTGCTGCTGTCTTCTTCTTTGAAGGGGCTGCTGTCTTCTTCTTTTTCAAACGAATATCCTTCTTCGGTGTCGAATGGGTTCTCTTCGCTACTGAACTCGCGTAGTTCAACGATCTGAACAGACTTAAGACGTAGTGAAACTGAGGCTTGTTTGGTGCTTGCCAGCATGTAAGGCACTGTCTCAAACGCAACTTTGCAGATAGACCCATTGCCTACGCTGATTTCATCAGTAATAGGCCGACCTCCTGCGTCATAAACGGCTGGTTGCTGGTTGAAGCTGTCTCCGTTTTTCATCTCGACACGTGCTTTGGATTTGAATTTCAGTTCCACGTAGCCTGTCTCGTTACCATTGTCATCAAGCAATTGTTCAAAAGGTTGGCGCTTCACCATCTTGCCTTTGAGCTTAGGGTTCTTCTTCAACTCCGCCTTATACACGGCGTCTACTTGACGATCTAGCTCTGTCGTAAGTGCCTCTGCTTCATCTTCCCGAAGCTTTAAGTTGATCTTATGTTCGCCAAGGTGGTTGAACTTTGTATCGGGGGTCCACAATTTGACCCATTCTGCTGAACCCTTCGGGGTTACTAACATTTTCTGTGCTGCCATGTGTTTGTTTCCTATTTGTATTTACGTTCTAATTCATTTACGTCAATGCCCTGCTCTAGCAGAAGCGCGAAGAGGTCTAAGGGGATGGGTTCATCGTTTGTGATTAATGTAATTGCCCTCATTAAATCTATGTTCATAGGTGCTACTCCGTGTTTTCGGTTTAGTAGTGTATAACGGCACGTTAATGATGTTTCATCACTAGTGTGACAAGTCAAGCACTTTAATTGAAAAAGTATTCAGATTCTAAGACTCCCTTGAGGTCGAGCTTGCCGCGCTGAGGTGAGGGTGCTACTTCAGGTATGCACTTAAGCATTTCATCTCTGAAGTCATTCACAACATCATGCTCCTCAAACAAACGCACGAACTCTTCTCTCAAGACACGCGCAAGCGTAGCTGCTGATTTGACTGTCGTACTAAATGAGTCGTGGATCATCCAAAAGTTGTTCAAACCCGCCTGTTTGCTGGAGAGCACTGTGAGCACAAGTACAGCCGAATCGAGGCCATGGATAAAATTAGGGCAGAGTCCACTGGCGGCTCGTTTCTTATCGACCTTCTGAAAATCAGGTACAGACAGGCGAGGACGCATCAACTGACCGTCAATGTGC